CCAGCCATGTCTGTACCGCGTGTTGATGCTGCGAGTTTGGCATAACTCTGCGTTACGCTGTAGAGTTCTACGCCGAGTTTGCCTGCTACGCCTCTTAAAAATTCAAATTCGGCGGCGGCGTTGCCGGTTGCGAATAACAACGTATCCATGGATTTCTCATATGCTATAGTGTCACGGATGCCCTTCGAGAAGGCTATGCCAAGCACAGCAAAACTGGTTGCCGCGCCAAGAGCAACAGGGCTGACAATTGTCAAGGCAGATGATAATGCACCAATCCGACCGGCGATAGGCCCAAGCGGCCCCTGCGCCACTGCTGCTGCACGCCCAATTGCCTGCAATGAGTTACCGAACGAATTAGTATGCTTTGTTGAATTTTTGCCAGCCACGCCAACGTCTTTGATCTTTTTATTGACGCGTTCAATGACGGGCGTCGCGGAATCATTCGCCTTGAAGGTGATTGCGACGTCTTTACTATTACCTGCCATGATGCCTCCTAGCCTCACTCGCTTCATGCTCATACTTCACTGACATAGCAATATCTATCAGATCGATAAGATGAGCCGGTTGGTCGAAATACCCACCTCCAGCTGGAAGGACACCCCGATCAACCCACATGGCCGCACTTAATACAGTGCTACACTCGCCAACATACACGACAGGACAGCAATCACTTTCTATGCCCTCTATCCACTCATTAGTCCCGTGGCATCCGCCATCGGGCATATTACCAGCGTTGGAGAGCGGGCAGCGAGAGCAGCTCTTCCCGGAATACCATGCGCTTGCTGCAAGTCTTACTTTTTTTTTCTTTCCCCAACAGCAGGCGACAGAAATAAGGCGTCAATAACCAGAGATGTTATTCGGCGGATCTGCTTCGCTGTATTGACATCAGAAACATCGGCCATCGTCGCAACATCAATTGGGTTGAATGCCTCGCCGTTAACGGACAACGTATCAACAACGTTATTGAGGACGTACACTGACATCTCATGAGCCTGTTTAGCGTTTGGCTTATCAATATACCTGTCGATCAAGCCGACCTGCATCCACTTCTGAAATGGCTTCAGCCTCATCTTTATATCATCATCTTCAATACTTACTGCGTCTGCTGGTAATAGTTTCACTTTTTTATCCGCCTTTAACTGAATGTTATTGTGAACTGGTCATCACTGGTCGACTCAAACAGCGTATAGGTGACATCAAGCGTATCTCGTTCGGCTCGCTCGCCATACGCGACTGACTGCCTGCGTGCCTGTGGAGCTGACACCGACACGATGTTGCCGGCAGTCGCGCCGACAGTGGACGAAATAGAAGCGTTAGTACCACCTCTTAGCGCAGCCCATTCTGCCGCCGTAGCTACAGAATCTTTGCTGAATGTTATGGTAGGGTTGCGGTTAGAAACGGTGAACTCATGCAGGTTTACAATTTTGTGTTCCTGCACATCATTTCCCAAGTCAATTGAAAACGCGCCCACTCGGATAGCCAAGCCATCGCTAATTACGTCAGCGGACGACACGACCGATGGGGCTGTAGCATCGTATACCGCACCAGCTGGAACAGCGGCAACCACCGGAGCTGCATATACAGCCTGCATGCTTGCCGTTGCAGTGGGAGCCTCGCCTATGTTTTCAGTGATTGATATAGTGCCAACCGCACCAACAAACCGCCACAACAGGCCGTCTTTATAAGCATAAATAGTACACGACTTTTCTGTTGCAGTGGATGGCGCATAGGACACTATACCCGCGCCGACAGTTTCAAGCGTGCGGCAGGCTTGAATAATAGGTGAAGATTCAGGAGCTGTACCAGCCGTGCCAGAGCCCTTTAACTCCCACACAATCTCAATCGACGCAGAAGCATCAGGATCAACAAGGTGAGGGAGGTTGCCCATCGTCTGCTTTACTACGGCCCTATCCACATTAGATTGGTTGACAGTTATAGCAAAAGACTTAACGCGCATGGCGTCCTGTGCGGCTGTCGGAACCGCATCTGTGCCTTTAGTTACCTCAAGCTTCGCCAGCAGGAGCCGGTCAAAAATAGTAGCCATCTCATTTCTCCTTATTTCGGCTTAGTGCCGGTCTTGTCTGTTTTTGTCTTCTCGATTGGTCTTGTTTCTTCTTTCGCCATCACGCGGTTACCTCCGGGTTGTTCTCTGCGTATCTGTATAATACATCATAGCTGATTATCAGCGCAGCTACAGGTTCACGCCCGCCCGTCACCATCCTTTTTCGCCCTGTAAACACAACATTTGATGCGATACCACCAAGCGTAGGATCTGCCGAGATAGCCAGCTGTATTTCGAGCTGCATCTGATTGATAATAGCGTCAAAGTCGCCTGTTGTCGATGCTATTGCAGTAATATCTAATACCGCGTTAGCGGCTATCACGCGTGGGTAGCCAATGGAAGCATAATCGCCTGTTTCGTCGCCAACATCAACAGCCAGGCAAGGCAAAACACCACTTTCTAAGGCGTGGACACGACCGGAGAACACCCTTGCCCCCGTTGTGGTCAAACCGGTGACATCAGATACCACATTATCCCTTATCTGTGTAAGTAAATGACCCATGTTTACACCTTCTCCAAAACGAACTCAGTCATACCTATGCCGTCTGGTTGAACGCCAACAACCATGTATTGCACACCGCCAACAACAACCGAGTCACCATGCGCAGCACCGGCTGTATCCGAGCTTCGACACAGTATGCCGGGTGAAGATGATTCAGTGCCAAAATCACCCATCCTCGCCTCAAAGTATTCATTGTCGAATACAGCGTTTACGGGTAATCCATTGTACAGCACAGAATCTCCAAGGTCTTCAAGCAATACAAGCCTATCTTCGTCCGTTTCAATAGCCACTTACTTTGCCACTCGTTTACCAGTTGCTGCGTTCTTTACCTCAACTGCTTTACCAGTGGCAATAAGATATAGGCAATCGCTGTCTGATACATCGGAATATTCCTTCCCTTCAAACAGTGTCTTGCCTGATGCTCCCACGTTCTTCAATGCTTTAATTTTCATTCCCATGCCTCCAATAACAAGGACATCATGGGGCCTTTCGGCCCCAATCCGTATTTACATTAAGCGTTCTTGCAGAATGATTCAGCGTGTCGGACAGCTACATCAACATCCTGGAACGCACGAACAACAATGCCTCCAGACGATGCCAATGTTGAAGTGTCAACAGACAGATCTAAAACGCCCCACATGCCGATCAAGCAGTCATTGAAGTTACCGAACAGGATGCTCTTAGCAGAAAGCTGGTTGGTTGCAGTCGAGTTGTAGCCGTTCACCTGCCCATCCTGCTGGATACGTATGCCTGAACCAGTATCAACGAAAGTCGTCTTCATGTGCCCCTGAATAGCCGGAGTAGTGACATAGTTCATTGCCCCCATGAGCGCATTATCCGTAAGCACGGCAGTCTCAAACCCGACCATTTCAGCGAAGGTTGGGAAACCGTTCGCCAAGTCAGCAATGGCCTGTGTATTGATCCCGGTAGTGTTCATGATGCCGAGAGGCTGACCAGCTGCGCCAGTGCCTGACAAGGCACCTACATCGATAGCTAACGCCGCGCCCTGAATAAGGTCTGAGCGTGCAAGCATTTCTGCGTCAGGAGTGCCCTGCTTCAGCAGCCTGCGCGTCATGGGAATAGCACCGCCGATCGTCTTAGGCGACAGCGACACCTGCCCGATAGTCAGGTCTGAGTCAGTTGAGGCACCATTCTCGGCAAGCCACGCGAATGTGGAACCAGCAGTCTGCTTCGGAATGTCAACGTTGCCGACAAGGCCGGTGAGCAGACGAGCACCAAGCCGAGCTACAACCGACTGATTACGCAACTGCTCGATAAACGAAGCTGCCAGATGGGTAGTGCCAACAAGCGAAGTCTGGTCAGTGGTGTTCATCGGAGGTGATACACGCGTCTGCACGTCGAATGGTACAAAAAAACCGCGCGCTTCACGGCCAATCTTGTCAGCAATAGAGATCGAACACTCACGCTCAAAACCAGCCTTTGACCAGTCTCCTGTTGCGGCTGCGTTAATGGCCCTGATGATGCTATATCGCTTGGCGTCAGAATCAGCCATGCCAAGCTCTGTCGCAGGCTTGTCACCCATCGATCCAACGGCTTCATTTCGCTCCTGCCGTTCAAGCAGGGCAGAACGGAGGGCGTTAATATTTTTTCCTTTCGAGATATGTTCACGCGCCAAACCAACGGCATTAAACCGCTCGCCTAGTTCAATCATTTCAGCCACACGACTGCGTTCATCCTGGGCCGCACTCTTGCGTGCTTCTTTAAGCGCACTCTCATATTCGGCTTTAATATCCTTATTTTCAGTAGGCATCTCAATGCTCCTTTTGTCTTTTTTATTCTCTATGATTGGAAGTTCGTTTACAACATCATTGACAACTTCATTGACAACTGACCGACCTATGCCAACCGTGACATCAGCCGGAACAGGAACAATTGATATCTCAACAGGCATCCACGATACAGCCCTGTAAATGTCATCCCCTTCTTTAACGACCTTCAATACATCGTACCCGACGCTAATGAATTTCCTGATTCCGTCAGTAACGTCGTTAAATATCTCATTTGCTCGTTTGCTTCGCCCGAAGCGCACTACAGCTCGCCCAACCCTGTCATCACCTATTTCAACAGACTCAACCACTCCAACCTGATCATCGCAATTATGCCCGACAAGCAGCGGCGCACCAGACCTCATATAGTCCATGACGATGGCTCCATGGGAGTGGTCTAATATCTCCATCCCGTAGCTGCGTCTGACTGGTTCCTCCGAAGAGAAAGCAAGGCTCACTTTGCGCTCATCAGAAGAGCCATCAAGTGCAATTTCAACGTCCCTGTACTGTCTTTTAACCTTCATTGTCTGTACTCCCATTAGGCTTGTCTTCAACCACCGCCGCCTCATCCTCATCATCCTCGATGACACCAACATCCGGCACTATTTTCACTCCCAACGACTCAAGCAGATCATTTTCACTTACTATTTCGCTCCATACTTCGTCAGGGTCCCTGCCCATCTCGCGAATAATATCTGATCGCGAGCGCAAGCCGTTGTTGATCGCTAGAATGTTTGATTGCACATCCTTGATAGGATCAACCCATGACCACCGCTTAGCCTGCCATGACACATCGCGATACTTATCAATCTTACCGGCGCTTAGCACAATGCTGCCGCTGGATAGTGCGCCACCAAGTATAGCCGTGTCAAGCCAAGCCTCAAAAACGGGAGCGCAGAATTCACTTGCCATCCAATCTTGGAGTTCCTTCCAATTTTCCCGCTCCTCCAGCGCACCGGAGCGCATCGAGCTAAAACTGACCGATTGCAGGTCATTGGCCAGTGCATTGTAAGATATACCCATGCTTGATGCTATCCTGCGGTTGATTGCTTTCGTGAACTCTGGGAATTGCTGATGTGGATATGTCGGGTCATACCCTTGGAACTTCGTGCCTGGAGGCAACTCTTCAAACATGCCCGGCTCAGCTTCGCTTATGAGGTTACCGTCGCCATCAACGCCATCCCCATGATACTCGGCTCCGTCCTCGGAATAGTAGAATCCCATCTTGGATGCTCCAGCCCTCGCAGCAACCACAGCGGCCTCAACATAGCCATCAAGCATTTTCATGCTGTGCAAGGCCGTAGACATCCAAGGGACGCCTCTTGACTGATCTACAAACTCATGCCTGTATATGTGTAGAATGTTTTCTGCACGAATGCGCCGATAGCTTGTCGAATTATACTCATACCAATCCTTGTTCCTAGAAGATGACTTGATGTGATACGCCACAGGCTTCCCTAGCGAAGAGTATTCTATGCCCATCCGTATATAGTTGTTAGAACCTTGTGCAACGTCTCGGTTATAGTCAACATCCAACAGCTCTGCATCTATCATTTCAAGCTGCAAGCCGTATTTTCCACCACTTACCTTGTTTACAATAACCTCACCATCAATCAAGGC